GATCTGTAGCTTCGAGGCATCTGTCTGCACATGCGACGTCCCGGCGTCGAGAGCGGCCCCGGCGTAGGCAGCAGCGTCAGCAGCAACCCCACTACCCGCCCCAGCCATACCTACCCCGGCCAACCGCACACCCGCGACACCACAGGCAGCGACGGCGCCAGCGTAGGCAGCGTCGGCGGCGATGCGATCGTCAATGGTCGCCGTCATCGCGGCGCTAGCAAGCTGATACACCTGCACTGCCTCAAGCCCTGCCTGGGCTGCGCCCGCGCAGGCTTTGGCTCGACGGCACGTAGAGAGCTTCGACTTGGCGTCGGCGGCGAGGCACATGGCCCGCGCCTGACGCTGATACGCCGACAAGACCTCGGCATCGTGGTAGTAGCTGCGCGAACATGACGACGAGACAGCGAGGAAGGCTGAGACGGCGGCGAGGATGAGGGCTAGGGCGATTCGCATGTGGTAGGGTATATGCGAAGCAGCTCTGCGAGGCAGGTTTCAAGTGCTTTAAGAGTTTCGGGGCCTTCAGTTTCAGGGTCTTCTGCCCAAAGCAAAATCAGCTCCAGCACGGCCCTCTTCCGCAGAGCGATAGAATGGAGAAAGGGAGCAGGCACTGAGCATCTCATTTGCTCACACAGCCTCATGAGTGGGGTTTTCCACTCCGGTGTCGTACACCAGGCGTAATGCTTATGGTGAACTACATGAGCGCCGCATGTCGGACACAAATGACACTCACACGGGCCATTGGTGCGCATTCCCCCACCATGTGAGTAGAAACAGCTATTTGATCCGCAGTCGGGAATCGTGTGTGACATCAGAGTACCCCTTATCATCGCCGCCTGTGCGGCATTGTCGGCATAACCAGTACAACCCCACTGTCAACCAGCAAAGCGACCAGCAGCCATGGTCGGCAGCGAGACAGGGACGACGAGTCGACGGCAAGCCCCAGACGAGCTGTAGTTGTCGACCCATCGCCACCCCTACACCGTCACCCGCTCCACCGTCATCGAGATGGGCTCGATGCGACGAAGCGATAGTCGCAGAATCTCTCGTCCCGTTGGAATCACCTGTCCCATGTTGGACGTGCCGATGACAGGCAATCGCGCCTCATGCTCGCCACTGGAACCGGCGAAGCTCGACACACAACGTCCCGCTGACCAGACGTCAGCCACATAGCCCTCGGGAATCTCGAAGGAGTAGCCGACCCAAATCTGGCGTGGCTCAAGACGAAGCTGAATCTCAGCGGGCTCATCAGGACGTGGTGAATAATGCAGGATGACGAAACCGCCTTCGACCTTGGCTGGGGCATTGAGGTGGCGGTGCTGCCGAAGTCGAATCGTCGGCGGGGACAGCTTCACACCCGACGCTTTGGCGAGAGTGTCCAGACTAGCGTTGACGGAGTCAAGGCCAGCATAGATGTCGGTGAGGTCAACGGGCTTGGTGAGGGTGCGTTGCTTAACTTCAGCGAGCGTCTCATGAGCCTTGGCGAAGGCGTCGGCAGCTTCAATTTGGAAATTCGCCAAGTTGGCTTCGACGGCTGCGAGACGGCTAATCAGCGGCGACAAGTCGATCTGTGGCGGCAGTGCGACTGGCAGTTGAGCTGTAGGCTGTTGAGCAGGCGTCGACGTCGGTGGTGTCGACGTCGACTCGACAGCCACAGGAGCGACGATGGAACCGAGATCGACGGCGTCAGCGAAGCCGAGCGCGGCAAGCTCGCCACTTTTTGGTGGCGACGCATTGTCACCGAAGCCAACGGAGACTTGCTCACCGGCCTCGGCGATCGCTTTCGGCGGCGGAATGTTGGAGGCTGGGGAGTGAACGGGGATCTTGAAAGTGCTTTTCATGCCGCTAGCTTGTGCCAGCGGCGTGAAGAAGTCAAGAAGAAAGCGGCGATGAGGTGGCAGCGCCGTCGGCTAGACGGCGACGAGACTAGGCTTCGCAGCGAGAGAGGTACTGGGTAAGACCAAAGCCCACACCAGCATACCGCTGACCAGCCCACGCGAAGCGGTTGTTATAGAACACTTCCGGCGAATCCGGCGAGAGGTTCGAGAGGAACTCGAAACCCTCTTCCAGGGCGCACAGAAGGCCAACAGCGCCACCGTGGTCGGCGTTCATGCACTCGGCCACGTACCAAGAGGTCGTGTCGATGCTGGCGCCGCCCTGAGTCAGCTCAGGCAGCGAGATGATCTGCTTGATGAACCCGGTGTGAGCGATCCAGTTGTCGCCCACCGCCGCCGTCGAGTTCGCCTGGCCGGGCCACAAGTTGCCCGCGCCAGCGGTGCCGCTGTACACGTTGTTTCTCATCTCGACAGCCTGAATCGCAGCCCCGTAAAGATTCGGGGGAACAATCAAAGTGTCGGGCATCAGACCGAGGTTGAGGCCGTCTTCGTTGACTCGGGCCATCATCTCGCTGATGACAAAGCTGAGGTTCTGGGCGGTGAGCTGCCGTCCGGTGTACAGGTTGCTGTAGGTGCCGCTGATGGCGCCGTTCACGCTCTTTGGTTTGGCGGCGCTGAAAGCGAACGTCCCGGTGTAGTCGGTGATCGTCTTGCCGTTCCGAAGCAGAGCGGCCAGTAGGATATCCGGCAGCTTCATCATCGGACGCGCAATATTGCGCGGCACGTTCGCCAACGTGCCGTAGATGTCGTTGAAGAAGTCGGTACGGTCGACGTTGTAGCCCACACCGTACGGCTTGATCTGCACTTCGGTCGCGTTGCGAACGAGCGGGTTGAACGAACGGCCTGTCGAGGACAGGTCGTCCGGCTGCGCCGTCGGGGGCGCGAACGGGAACAGCATCCGCTTCGGGAACTTGCGTGCCATGATGCCCTCGCCTTCGACGGCGATGGGGCGCTGTAGCGAAATCTTCGGTGCTTGGATATTGGTGACAGCGGAGATCGCGGCCTGAAGTCCTTCCACGACGCCCGTGTCGAGGACTTTCGCTAGTTCCGCGCTGATACCAGAGGTGATGATGGCCATGTGTGTTTCTCCTAAGCTCTAGCTCTTACGAGGTAAAGCAGTTGAGGGCCACTTCACACGGGCGACCCTGATAATCGGTGGAATCGAAACGGATCAGCTTGCCAGCCGGGGGACCGTCGGCGCTGTCGAAACTGACGGTGAAAGCGTCCGAGGCATACACGGTCTTGCCTACGTGTGCCTGGGTACACGGATTGGTCCCGGAGTTCGCGAAGTTGGCCGTGCGCGGCTCGACAGTGACAGACAGGGCACCGGCAGCACCAGCAGTGTTGTCGACGACTTCGAGGGTGATACCGGCCATGTGGCCGGTCGCCGCATTGGCGGCGGCGGGAAGTTGGCCGTAACCGGCTACTTCCACGATCATGTTACCAATACCGACCGAGACGGTGGCGTCGAGCTTGACCGCTCGCTTGCCAGGCGCTTCGTTCGACCCGTACTGACGGGAAATGACGAAAGAGTTGGAAGCCATGGATTTCTCCTAGAGTTACGCTTGCGCCTTTGCAAGCAGGGTGTCAGGGTTCAGGTTCATCGCGGCGGCAAGCTTCACAGCGGCCTCGCGGATATCAGCCGGGTTGGCTGCGCCACGGATCGAGCCGACGCGAACGGGGACGGACGCGGCTTGATCTTGCTGCGCTGCCGGAGCCCCACCTACGGTACGCTCAGCACCGGGGCGTGCAATCGGGGCCACCGGGCCACCTTCGCGACGCTCGCTGATGAAGCGCTCGACGCGGCTGCGCTGCCAGGGTGACGACGCTGCGGTCTTGGTGGCGGGGTCGAAGCCACGCATGCGGGCAGCGTCGGCGGGGGTGATGAGGCGCTCGTCGAGAGCCGACTCAATGGCCCGCTCAGTCTCGGCGCGGTCAACGACCTTGGCGGACTCGACGGCCTGCTGCTTCAGGGCAAGCAATGCGGCGCGATCAGTCTTGGCGCCCATCAGCTTCTCCTCAAGCAAGTCGGCGTCGACGCGGCCAAGCTCGGCCTTGACTACGCTGCGAAGGCTTCGAGGCAACTTGCCGACCTTGGCGGCGACCTCGGTGAATCGCTGTGCAAGGGCGCTGTTCTCGATGCCGCCGAGAATGGTGAAGTCCTCACCTTCCTCGTCGCGCTTCAGGCCCTCGCCGAGCACTTCGCACATGACACCGTGTAGCTGATCGGCCATGTCGAGGGCGCGGCAGGCGTGGGCGATGTGCATCTCGCGATGCTCGTCACCGACGTGACCGTCGGCGAGCATCCGCGCATGCAGATCCGCGTGCTCCATCGCGTGTGCGATGGCGGCTCGGTACGCATGCTGGGCTTCGGGGATATTCTTCATCGGGGATTCCTTGTAATCGGGAATGTGTTCGGGATCGGTTAAGGAAAGGTAGTGCATGTGTGCGACAAGGCGACCATTTGGGGAGGTGGCTACTTGCTGTCCCGTCGTCTCGTAGTCAGTGCCGCCTCGCCGCTCCGCCGCCAGACCTCGCTCCTCGGCCAGCATAGACTCACGAATACGCTTGATATTCGAGAAGCCAGCATCGCCACCCCACAACGCCCACGCGACAGCCTTCGGTGTCGGTCGCCCTTTGTCGTCGCGCACCGGGCCAGCCTGGGCGCCGTGACGGGAGAAGAAGCTGTAAGCCCGCTTCACCTTCGACGGCCACCACTTGCCGGTGCGGATGAGGCGACGCGCCTCGGCTACGGTGCTTGGCAGCAACCCGTCGCCGCTGTGGCCTTCCTCGTGCCAGCGAAGGCCAAGCTCTAGCTGTTCTTTAGCGCCCTTTGAGACACTGTAGTCAATACCCATGGCGACTAGCTCAACGTGTATCGAAGGGCCTTGAGCTGTCGCAGTCTCGCCACCGCCTCATCGAGGATGCGTCGCGCCTCACGCTGACCGACGAAGTCGCCATACAGCGTTCGCGTGACGGCGTCGGCGGACAGGGCGCGTTGCAGGGCACGGAACGTCCATGACTGCCCTCTATGAACACGTTCCGCCCGCTTCACCGTCGAAGCGTCGACAACGAGACGAGCTGATCGCTTGATTCCATAGGCGATCTCTGCACTTGCCGACGGCGACAGCTTGAGGTTGACGAGACATCGCAGAAGGCGATCGGCCTGTCGCTC